TAATAGAATTATACACATAAAACTTAAACAACAAAAAAAATGACAAACGAAGTAATTAACTTAGAAACGGTATTTAGTGGTTTTGATAAAGGAACAGACTTACAACCAAAGAATACAAGAACAAATAACCAAGGAGTAAAAATCGAAGACATCGCAGGATTCATTAAAATAAAAACTACTGCTGGTGCGCCCGCCTCAGGTGTAATAGGTGATATGGTGTTTAATACATCTGACTCAAAAATATACATTTGTAAAACGGCAAACACTTTTGTAGCAACAGCAGCATTGACATAAACCTTATCTCTAGGTCAAAAGAGTAACAATATAATCTAATCTAATTTAATAAAATATGTCTGACGGAATCGTTAAGAATTTAAACTTCGGAGACGAAGGTAAAAATAAAGTGTTTGAAGGTGTATCAAAATTAACACGTGCCGTTAGCTCTACATTAGGGGCTAGTGGTAAATGTGTTATGCTTGAGGATGGATCTGGCAAACCACTAATAACAAAGGATGGTGTAACTGTAGCAAATTCAATTATACTGTTAGACCCCGTAGAAAACATGGGTGCAACGCTTCTAAAGGAAGCTGCTAGGCAAACCGTAAAAGAAGCTGGCGATGGAACAACAACGGCTACGGTGCTGGCACACTCTATACTAAAGGAGGCTTTTAATACAAAGGATTACAACTCTAGAGAAATTAGGGATGGTATAAACTCCGCTGTTGAGAAGGTAATTGGTTACCTGGAGAACAAAGCAAAGTCCGTAGAGGGTTCAATGCTTAATCATGTAGCCACAATATCATCCAACAATGACAAGTACTTAGGAGAGGTTATAGCTAGTACATTTGAAAGGGTTGGTGATAACGGGGTGGTTAGTATGGAGATATCTAACGATGAGAAGACAACCGCTGAAATAGTTGACGGAGCTACCTTAAACAAGGGTCTTAAAAGTATGCATTTTGTGAATAACAAAGAAAAGGGTACTTGCGAGTTAAATAACCCGCTGGTACTTATAGTAGAGGACAAAATACCTAACGTAAGAAAGATACAAAGCATACTTGAACATATTATCAAGGAAAAGAAAGAGCTACTTATAATTGGTGATGCAGATGAGCAGGTAATTACAGCATTGGCAATGAATGCCATGAAAGGTAATATCAAGGCTAATATAGTTGACGCACCAGATTACGGTATAAACAGAAAGCAGATACTAGAAGACTTCGCTGCATTAACTGGAGCTAAGGTTATAAACGAAGAATTAGGGGACGATATGGATCTGATTGAATCAGATTATTTAGGAACATGCTTAAAGGTAACTACAGACAATGAAGAAACTATCTTACAAACTGAAGGCGTTAATGATGACGTTGACAATCTTATTAAAAAGATTAATTTACAGCTTAAAGAAACTAGTGCTCCCTTTAAAAAAGTTCAGCTTGAAAAAAGGCTTTCTAGGCTTGCGGGCAAAGTTGGTGTTATTAAAGTTGGTGCTAACTCGGAAGTTGAATTAAAGGAAAAGAGTGACAGGGTTGAGGATGCAATATGTGCAACCAAGGCCGCTATCAAGGAAGGTATACTTCCAGGTGGGGGAATAGCCTTACTAAATGCAAGCAATAAAATTAAACCTAAAGGCTTAGGTGAAGAAATCTTACTAAGAGCGTTGAAGGCTCCGTTTGATATTATAATGGAAAATGCAGGCATGCAGGACTTTGAAGCACCTAAGGTTGAAGGTAAGGGATACAATGTGGTTACAGGAAAAATGGTAAATATGATTAGCGCAGGAATAGTCGACCCTTTGCTGGTAACTAAAAGTGCTTTGAAGAATGCTGCATCTGTAGCAAATACAATACTAGCTACTGATTGTGTAATTAATAACTTAAGAGCATGAGAGCAGTAGGAAAATATATACTAATAGAGCCAGTTAAAGAAGGTGAGGTATCTACCAAGGGAGGATTGTTATTAGCTGAAACTCATAGGGACGATATAAGATACAGGGAGGCTAAGGTTAAAACCATAGGAGCCCTTGTTGAAGGTGTTAAGGACGGGGATACTATCTACTATGATAGACACGCTGGATTTGATATGGAAGTTGACAAGACTATGTATAAGGTTATCAAAGAGTTTGATGTTGTTGTAGTTTTATGAGAAAGTTAGAGGCCAGCGATGTACGAGACTTACACCTGTTAAAGCATTATCGGATAATACGACAATGGGCTTGCAAGAACAATGGGTTGAACAGTGCAGATTTAGAGTTATTAATATATCTAGATTGTGTTGGTCTTTTTAACAGACTTGATTTTATAAACGGCTCTTATTCTTATAGCTGGGATACTAGAAGGTGGTCTAAGCTAAAGCAGGAAGGCTGGATAACATTATTTTCAGCTAGGAACAGGACTACAGTTAAATCTAACGTATATAAGGTGTCGTTTAAGGGAAAGCAGCTTATAAGTAGAATATATAGAATTATGTTAGGGGATGAGGATATACCTACCAGCACTAAACGTAACTCAATAATGAAGGGTAAGAAGTACACAGACAAGGTACTTATAAAATCAATTAAAAACGTAAACAACGATAAATCATTATAAATAAATAAAAATGGGTTACAAGACAAAATCAATGATATACGCAAAGTCATTAAAGGCGGGTCTTCATTTTACAGGCGGGCCTGGTAGTGGCCCTGACGATAATCTTAATAAAATACTAGAAGCTGATAAAGCTGATAAAGCTAAAGTTAGTGATAATATAGGTATTATAGGTGGAAATGGTGATAATAGTTTAATAAAAAAGACCCCAGAGAAAAAAGAACGTACAAAAAGAGAAAATCGAAAGTCAGCCAAAGAAGATATTGACTCTGGCGTTTTATCTGGACTTGCTAGTGGAAGTAAGGGCACTCAAACAGGAACTGCTCTTGGTATAATTTTTAATAAGATTAAAGCTAATAAGGTAGCTGGCACAGAAAATGGAGCAGCAAAAAAAGAGTCTTCTAATGTAGGCTCGGCAACATCAACAGGATTTGGTGCTAAGAAAGGATTTGATTCAAAAATAGATGTAGAATTATCTGATAATTTTAAGGAGGATATTAGTACGCCAGATTTCAATAAAAAGAAAGCAAGTTCTGGTGACTTAAGTAAAATGGCTTCTGGAAGCCAAGAAAGAATAGCTGAATACAAAAAACGTAATTGGGCTATGGATGCTACTACTGGTAGCACAGTTAAAAAATCTAAGGTAGTTAAAGCAAAACCTGCTCAAAAACTTACTGGAAATGTAGCTACTAAACATTCTTCAACTAAAAGACCAGGTAGTGGGATTGGAAAACAAGGCTCATCGAATGTAGGCAAAAAAGTTACAACAATAAAACCTACTAGAAAGATTGTAAAACCAGGCAAATCGAATGTAAATACACCAAAAAATAAGGAAACTGAAGAAGGTACTCGTTTTTTATCAAATAAATGGTTTCAAGAATCCGCAGAAAATAGCACTTTTTTTGATCCAAAACGTTTGAGTCTAGAACAAATTAAAAAGAGGCAATTAAAACAAAAATTATGAAAAAAGGAAAACGATTATATGCCCCAGAGCAAGGAAGTGATGCTATCTGGGATGGCCCTTTAGATCTAGACTCTATGCCGAAAGGCAAGGGGTCTAGCAGTGGTGCAAATGGTATCAAGCTACTAGCTCATAATGCAGCGGCTTATATACCAGGCCCTATTACAAAGATAGCCAAGGGTACGGATGGTTTAGGTATGAACTAATGGACGTAACAGATTTGAAGATATGGCTACTTAGCACTATCGTCATGTTTATGACATTGACTGATATAGAAGTAATATTAAAAATATTTTTATTAATCTTAACAATAGCATACACTTTGTATAAGTGGTTTTATTTTTATAAAAAGAAAAAGCATGGAAATAAGTAAGCATGTATCGTATAAGGAAGGTATAAGAAGTTCTACGGCAACTCGCTGGGGGATAGATAACGACCCTAACGCCACTCAATTACTTAATATGTCATTACTATCCGAAGAAATATTTGAGCCGCTTAGAGAGTATGTAGGAGCCCCTATACGGATTAATAGTTTCTTTAGGTCTGAAGAATTAAACAGGGTACTTAAAGGAAGTTTTACTTCTCAGCACTGTAAAGGAGAAGCTTTTGATTTAGATGATTCTTATGGACATAAGACTAATGCAGAAATGTATGAGTTTATTAAAAACAACTTATCTTATGACCAGCTTATATGGGAATTTGGTTCGGATGAGAATCCGAGTTGGCTACATGTGTCTTATGTTTCTGAAGAAGAAAATAGAAATATGCGATTAAAGGCTTACAAGTATAACGGTAAAACTAAATATAAAGCAATATAATGGCTTATACGCAACACGGCAGTCCTTTTCTAGCAAAGAGTAAACCACCAGCTCCTTCAAAGAAGAAGTCTTTAGGTTATTACAATAAAGCAAATCCTACGGGTACAGGAACTGATGCTGGTGGTGGAATGAGTGAGAAGGGTGTTAAAAAATACCGAAAGGATAATCCTGGAAGTAAGTTGCAAACTGCTGTAACTAAAGACCCTTCTAAGATTAAAGCAGGCAGCAAAGACGCTGGTAGAAGAAAATCTTTTTGTGCTAGGTCAAAAGGCTGGAAAGGTGAGAGAGGGTTAGCGGCAAGAAGAAGATGGAATTGTTAATAGTAAATAAATAATAGATATGGATAAGTCAAGAAAAAGAATTGCACAGGATTACGCTCGCAACGCTATTGTGGACGGAGACACTAAAGCAGGTCGATATGAAAAGAAGATGGCAGTAAAAGAAGCTGCTGGAGAAGGGCCTTCTATGAGGTCTAAGGCTTTAGGCTCTGATCAGTCTAACCTTTATATGTCAGGAACATCTATGGGTAGTGGTATTGATATGAAAGCAGGTTGTAGTATATCGAAGCATATGAAAGGTAGCGGTATGAATATGAGTGCTGATTTAAAGTATATGCCTATTGATAACCGTGCTTCAACTAAATAATTATGAGTAACGGAGATAGCTCAAGGAAAAAACAGGAGGAATCTGGAACTACAAGTAAACCTATTAGACCGATAGAGGAAGAGAAGGTAAATATTAATCCAAAGGTAGGATATGGCGACTATGCTAACGACCCTCTTGCTGGTTGGAAGGCTCCTGGACTTAGTGACGGATCGCAAGCAGTGCTTGATAGTGTAAGAGAGGCAGGAGCAGGAACGGTAAAGACAACGGGTGGAATACCTTCTCCTGAACACCAAAAAAGAATAGACGCAAAAAAAGCAGAAATAGATACCGCTATTCTAGGTAAATTCGGGCAGGTTCAGTCTAGCCCTAAATATAAAAGTGAAGTTTCAATGAAAAGCGGAGGAACTTCAATGGGTTCTGGTAAATCATCTACATCAAGCGGAATTAAAATGTGCGGAAGTCAAATTGGTAAACATATGAAATAACTATGGCATTCAAACTACAATCACCTCCTTATGTAAAAGAACCAGTACCTACCTATGAATCTGATTTAGGTGAAGGTATCCTTGGGCAAAGCAATAATAATGGAACTATAGTGATCAACAGTAAGTTAGACCCTAAGTTTCATAAAGAAGTTATTGACCATGAGATGGTACATATTAATCAGATGTCTAGAGGTGATTTAGATTACGATGAAAACAATATATACTGGAAGGGTAAAACTTATTCTAAAAGCGACAGTAAAATAGCTATGGCTAGTCCAAAGAGCTCTCCTTGGGAAAAGGAAGCTTACAGCAAATCAAAAACTAAATATAAAGATAACAAATACAATGTTTAAACCTAATATAGTAACAAGCGGTCTGTTAATGACAGGCAATAAAATAAAGGTAGTTAAGAAGAAAAAGAACCCAAAAGAAATTCCAGCAGTACCTGTAAGCAACACTATGTTTGCTGCACCTGAAAATCTTCCTTATAATGATCCTGCTGCAGTGCGAAGAAGAGCTGAGGAAAGATCATCTCAAAGGCAAGAAGATCAATCGGCTGCTAATAAAAGAAAAGCTAATCCAATGACTGCTAGTCAGCTTAAAGGAAAAGTTAAGGATGCGGAAAAATTCCATAAAAAAGCTGGTAAGAACCAAAGAAAAACCATAAAAGCATCGACTGGTAGACAAAATCTAGCTACTGGTGGTGTTCGAGGTATGGTCAAAGAAGCTGGTGATTGTAGTAAAACATCTACTTGTGCAAGAGAAGTTTATGAAAAATTTAAGAAAGGGCAAGGTGGTAAAAAAGGAAAAGCACACGACAAACTAATGAAAAGTAAATGAAAAAAAAATTTAAGGATACGAAGATAGCTGCGTTTTTAAAAAACAAAGCACCTGGAATTTTAAATATGGTTGGCGATATATTGCCTACTAATGGTGCTCTTGGTGTTGTGAAAAATTTAATATCTAAAGATGAATCTATATCCGCTGAAGATAAAGAAACAGCACTAAAGCTTATAGACCAAGACACAGTAGAAATGAAGGAGGTTAGTAAGCGTTGGGTTGCTGATATGAAATCCGATTCGTGGCTATCTAAAAATACCAGGCCAATGTCATTAATATTTCTAACCTTAATGACTGTAGCTCTAATATGGGTAGATAGCATTGAGGCCGCTAGTTTCTCTGTGGATACTGGTTGGGTTAATTTACTACAAACTTTAACTACAACAGTATACGTTGCTTACTTTGGTTCAAGAGGAGCAGAAAAATGGAAAACTTTAGGTAATAATAAGTAGAGTATAATCAAATTTAATTTAATATAATGAACATAACTGAAAAAGAGTTAGAAGAAGTTAGGGAGCAGCAAACTAAAATTGCAGAAATCAAGCAAGATTTAGGAACCCTGGAAATGCAAAAGCACGAGATACTTCATGTGTTGGTAGATATAAACAAAGAAGTTAACGACACCAAGAAATCACTAGAAGAGAAGTACGGGCGAGTTAATATAAATCTTGATGACGGTAGTTATACTGATATTGAGGAAATCCCTAGCGAATAATGGGAAGTGTTATAAGGAAAATTAGCATTGGTGCTGATTACAAAAATGAAGCTATGCATTACGCTGTATCACAGCAAGTGTACGGTGGTCATGAAATATCTGATATTCTCCTAGATGAGAAAGATAACTCTTATAACATTTACATAAAGAAGAACAACGAAGTATTGCCTTGGAAGAAGTTTAATTCTAACATGGCTATCTCTGTGGAGTACGATTTACAGTATTAATGAAAAGCGTACATGATTTTATTGTAAAACCTATAAACGGTAGATACAATAACACAGTAAAAGTCGGAGATGTAGATCTTGTAGTAAATACAAAAATAGAGGAGTTCAAGAGCATAAGCAAGATTGCTGAGGTAGTAGCTTTGCCATTATCAATGAAAACAAATGTGGAGATAGGTGACAAGGTTGTTGTTCACCACAATGTCTTTAGAAGGTTTTATGATATAAGAGGCAATGAAAAAAACAGTAGAAGTTTTATAAAAGAAGACCTATATGCTTGCTCACCAGAGCAGATATATATGTACGGAGCTAATACAGCTCATTTAGACTACTGTTTTATAAAACCCTTAGCAAACCATGATATTTTTATTACAAGCAAGGAGAAGCCTCTTATGGGCTTATTAAAGCATGGTAACGAGGGGTTAGACAAGCTGGGGGTTTATGAGGGTGATTTAGTATCCTTCAGACCAACCTCTGAGTTTGAGTTTGTAATAGATGGAGAATTATTATATTGTATGAAATTAATTAACGTTGTAGCAAAGCATGAACGTAAAGGAAACGAAGAAGAGTATAATCCAAGCTGGGCAAAAAGCAGTTGAGGAATTAATTAAAGTAGCTAAAGAGGCTATTGTAGATTCCGATGATGACCTAACAGCAGATAAGCTAAAGAATGCAGCGGCAACTAAGAAGCTGGCTATATTCGATGCCTTTGAGATTCTTAATAGAATCCAGGAAGAGGAGGATATGCTAAATGAGTCCGATAAGAAAGGAGATTCAAAGAAGCAGCAGAATTTTAAAGGTTTTGCAGAAGGTAGAGCAAAGTTCGAATAATATGTACGAACAAACATTATACAGGGTACTGGATGGCTATATAAAACCTGCTACTCTAAAAAAGAAAAACAAGGTCAAGTCCTGGAAGTATGGATATGACGAAGACCATGATATGGTCGTTATAAGTAAAACTGGTAAGATAGGTGATATATACGAAATACAAAATCTTAAAATAGCATTACCAGCTGAGTTTAAAACTCACAACTTTAAAGAAAAGAAATGGGGTAAGTTAGATTACCCTAAAGAGTTAAGCAGAATTAAAACAATATTTGACTGGAAGGAATACCCAGAAGAATTTAAAGAAGACTGGTACGATTATATCGAAACAGAATTTGAAAGAAGGGATACTGGATTTTTCTTTTCCAACAAAGGTAAGTCTACTTATATTACAGGGTCACATTATATGTATTTACAATGGTCAAAGATTGATGTTGGAAATGCAGACTTCAGAGAATCAAACAGATTGTTTTATATATTTTGGGAGGCATGCAAGGCTGATACAAGGTGTTTCGGAATGTGTTACTTAAAGAACAGGCGTAGTGGATTTTCATTTATGTCGTCAGGAGAAACAGTTAACCTTGCTACAATGTCTACAGATTCTAGATATGGCGTGCTATCAAAATCAGGGCCTGATGCAAAGAAGATGTTTACGGATAAGATAGTACCTATATCTATTAACTATCCGTTTTTCTTTAAACCCATACAGGATGGTATGGATAGACCAAAGACGGAATTAGCATATAGAGTACCTGCTTCAAAGCTTACTAGAAGAAAGCTTGATATAAACGAAACTGTTGCAGATATAAAAGGGTTGGACTCTACGATTGATTGGAAGAACACAGGAGATAACTCTTATGATGGTGAGAAGCTTAAACTGCTAGTGCATGATGAATCTGGTAAATGGGAAAAGCCTAATAACATATTAAACAATTGGAGAGTAACAAAGACTTGTCTAAGGCTGGGTAGCAGGATTATTGGCAAGTGTATGATGGGATCAACAAGCAATGCCTTAGATAAAGGTGGTAGCAATTTTAAAAAATTATATTATGCCTCAGACGTTGAAAAAAGAAACAGTAACGGACAAACTGCTTCTGGATTATATTCTTTGTTCATACCTATGGAATGGAATTACGAGGGATACATTGATTCTTACGGAATGCCTGTCTTCGACATACCAGAAAAGCCAGTTAGCGATCCGTATGGAATACCTATTAAAAAAGGGGTAATAAGTTACTGGGAGAATGAGGTTAATGGATTAAAACAAGACCAAGATGGTCTAAACGAATTTTACAGACAGTTCCCTAGAACGGAGCAACATGCATTTAGAGACGAAGCAAAAGAATCTTTATTCAACCTAACAAAGATTTACCAGCAAATAGACCATAACGAGTCTATGGCTTCCAGTACGTTAGTTACAAAAGGTAACTTCCAGTGGGAAAAAGGTATTGTAGATACAAGGGTTATATTCATGCCAAATAAAAATGGTAGGTTTTATGTCAGTTGGATACCTCCAATTAGCTTACAGAATAGGGTTATAACAAAGCATAGTATTAAATACCCTGGTAATGAGCACTTAGGCGCATTTGGTTGTGATAGTTACGATATATCTGGAACGGTAGATAATAGAGGTTCTAACGGTTCGTTACATGGATTAACTAAGTTTAGTATGGAGGATGCCCCTTCAAATCATTTCTTTTTAGAATACATATCTAGGCCACAAACTGCTGAGATATTCTTTGAGGATGTGCTTATGGCTTGCGTATTTTATGGTATGCCTATACTAGCGGAAAACAACAAACCTAGATTGTTATATCACTTTAAAAGAAGGGGTTATAGAGGTTACTCTATGAACAGGCCAGATAAGTTATCAAATAAGTTATCTGTAACAGAAAAAGAGATTGGCGGGATACCTAACTCAAGCGAAGATATAAAACAAGCGCATGCTGCTGCAATTGAAACGTATATAGAGGAATTAGTTGGAATACTAGGTGATGATGAAATGGGAGATATGTACTTTCAAAGAACATTAGAAGATTGGGCTAGGTTTAATATTAATAATAGAACTAAGCACGATGCTTCTATAAGCTCAGGATTAGCCATAATGGCTTGTAACAGAAACAGATACGCACCAATAAATAAAGTGGTACGAAAAAATATAAATCTAGGATTTAAGAAATACGATAATACTGGAGAATTTTCAAAAATAATAAATAAATGAATATAGGCGCAAACCCAAATAGTGTATTTCCTAGCCAAGTAGTTAGTGACGCTGAAAAATCAAGCTTTGAATATGGCGTACAGGTTGGTAGAGCTGTTGAATCGGAATGGTTTAGACAAGGTGGCATGGGGAATAGGTTTTCTCAGAATTATAATCATTTTCACACATTAAGGCTTTATGCAAGAGGCGAGCAGCCAGTACAAAAATATAAAGACGAGTTAGCGATTAATGGTGACTTATCTTACTTAAACCTAGATTGGCAGCCTGTTCCAGTTATATCTAAATTTGTAGATATAGTTGTAAACGGTATTACTGAAAAAGAATTTGAAATAAAAGCATATGCCCAAGACCCAGAGTCTATAAGAAAAAGAACTGAATACGCTGAGAGCATCATGCAGGACATGATAGCCAAAGAGGAGATTGAGGCACTTAATGCTGCAATTGGGGTAAACACATTCAACACTAAAAACCCAGAGAATTTACCGCAGTCAGAAGAAGAGCTTTCCTTGCACATGCAGCTTGATTACAAGCAAGCTATTGAGGTAGCTGAGGAGGAAGTTATAAATCAGGTATTAGCCAAGAATAAGTTTAACGAAGTAAAAAAGAGGTTTAATTATGATTTAGCTGTACTGGGAATTGGTGCTGCTAAGACTACTTGGAATAAAGCTGAAGGCGTAGTTCTTGAATATTGCGACCCTGCTAGAATGATTTATTCATACACTGATGATCCTAACTTTGAGGATGTATATTATGTTGGTGAAGTTAAGGCACTTACGATACCAGAATTAAAAAAGCAGTTTCCTGACATATCAAAGGAAGAGCTAGAAAGAATTGAAAAGATGCCAGGCAACAGAGAGTATGTTACTGGTTGGAATGCTTACGATAAAAATACTGTTCAGGTTTTGTTTTTTGAATACAAAACTTATAATAACCAGGTATTCAAAATTAAGCAAGGCCCTAACGGCTTAGAAAAAGCAATACAAAAGACAGACGAATTTAATCCTCCTGAGAACGATACATTCAAAAAGGTATCAAGAACCATTGAGGTGTTATACAGTGGAGCTAAGATACTGGGTAACAATCAAATGCTTAGATGGGAGCTGGCTAAGAATATGACCAGACCATTTGCAGATACCACTAAGGTAGAAATGAACTACGTTATGTGTGCTCCTAGAATGTATCAAGGAAGGATAGAATCTATCGTAAGCAAGATAACTGGATTCGCTGATATGATTCAGCTTACACATTTAAAGCTGCAACAGGTTATGTCTAGAATGGTTCCTGACGGAGTATTCTTAGATGTTGATGGATTGGCAGAAGTCGACTTAGGTAACGGAACAAACTATAATCCAGCCGAAGCACTTAATATGTACTTCCAGACTGGTAGTGTTTTAGGTAGGTCAATTACGCAAGATGGAGATATGAATAGAGCAAAGGTTCCTATTCAAGAATTGCAAACATCAAGCGGAGGTGCTAAGATACAGTCTCTAATACAGACTTATCAGTATTACTTGCAAATGATAAGAGACGTTACTGGGCTTAATGAGGCTAGAGATGGTTCTGCCCCAGCTAAAGATGCTTTGGTAGGATTGCAGAAGATGGCTGCTAATCAATCAAATGTAGCAACAAGACACATACTACAGGCTAGTTGTTATATATCACTTAGAATATGTGAGAACGTATCTATGAGAATAGCGGATTCGTTAGAGTTCGCCTTAACCGCAAATTCATTAGAGAATAGTTTAACTAAATTTAATGTTGCAACCTTAGCTGAAATAAGTCAATTAAACTTGCATGACTTTGGTATCTTCTTAGAATTAGAGCCAGACGATGAAATAAAAGCTCAATTAGAGCAAAACATACAGGTTGCGTTGCAATCAGGTGGTATAGACTTAGAGGACGCCATAGATATAAGACAGGTAAAAAACCTTCAGTTAGCAAATGAAATGCTAAAGGATAGGAGAAAGAAAAAGCAGGCAGCAGCACAACAAGCACAGCAGGCTAATATACAAGCGCAAGCACAGGCTAATGCAGAGTTAGCTGAAAAAGCAGCGATGTCTGAAGTACAGAAACAGCAAGCGTTAACGGCTGAGAAAGTGAGTATAGAGCAGGCTAAGTCTCAGTTTGAGATACAGAGAATGCAGGCAGAGGCTCAGATAAAAAGAGAGTTGATGGCTACCGAGTTTAACTTCAACATGAAACTAGCTCAGGTTAGGGTAGATGCTGAAAGCCTAAAAGAAAAGGAGATAGAGGATAGGAAAGATAAGAGGGTTAAGATAACAGGAACTCAGCAATCTGAAATGATTGACCAAAGAAAAAACAATTTATTACCTAAAAACTTTGAATCTACAGGTAATGATGTCTTAAGTGGGGGGTTTGGTTTAGGAGAGTTTGACCCAAGTTAATTTTTAATTTATATTATATTATATTATGTCAGAAGAAAAAGAAGTAAAGCAAGAGGGTGAATTTAAGATAAAGAAAAAACCTTCAATGAAAAAACTAGGTAAGCAACCTGAAGTTATTAAGGTGGATTTGTCTGCTAAGAAAGCAGAAGAATCAGAGGTAACTAAAGTTGTAATACCTTCTAGTGAAGAGAAAAAGGATGCCAATACAGAGCAAGAAACAACAAACTTGGTTGCAGATAAACAAGCCGAAGCTGTACAAGAAGTGGAAGCAGAAGTATCACCAGGGGAAGGCTCCATTCAAGATGATGGGTTTTCAGCCATACAAGAAATAACTGAAGAGGATATAAGTGAAACAACGCAAGAAGTTGTTAATGCTATTAACCAATCAGAAGAAACTGGAAAGCCATTACCAGAAAATATAGAGAAACTTGTTTCTTTTATGGAGGAAACAGGCGGGAATATAGAAGATTATGTAAGATTGAATGCTGACTATAGCAATATAGATAGCGATACTCTACTAAGAGAGTATTATAGTAAAAGTAAACCTCACTTAGACGCTGAGGAAATATCCTTTCTGATAGAAGATAACTTCTCGTATGATGAAGATATTGATGATGAAAGAGAAGTTCGCAAGAAGAAGCTTGCGTTTAAAGAAGAGGTTGCAGAAGCTGAAGGGTTTTTGGATGACTTAAAGGGTAAATATTACGATGAAATCAAGTTGAGGCCAGGCGTAACCCAAGAGCAAAAGAAAGCTACAGACTTCTTTAATCGATATAATGAAGAGCAAAGTTTAGCGGGGCAAAAAAGGGAAAGGTTTAAGAAGGCTACATCTAATCTTTTAAACGATGATTTCAAAGGTTTTGATTTCAACATCGGAGAAAAGAAATTTAGATATGGTATTAATAACCCAACTAAAGTTGCTGCGGATCAATCTAATTTAACTGATTTTGTCGGAAAGTTTCTGGACAACGGAGAGGTTAAAGACCATAAGGGTTATCATAAAGCTATGTATGCTGCTTCAAATGTAGACAAGATTGCTACTCATTTTTACGAGCAAGGTAAAGCTGATGCTGTCAAGGATGTGGTGAATAGTTCAAAGAACATTTCAGACAAACCTAGACAGACTGCCGATGACAGTGTTTTTATTAATGGGTTAAAAGTTAAGGCTATAACTGGGGTAGACTCTTCTAAGTTAAGAATTAAGAAAAAACAATTTTAAAAATTAAAAAAGAAAAAAAATGGGACAATTTGGAACAAATGATCCACTAGGCGCATTTAGCCTAAGACCGATGCCAACTAAAACAACTTTGGCTGATAATTATTTAAACTTTGCTGACGGAAGCGGAAACGATTTTGCACAGCAGTATTTACCAGAAATTTATGAAGCTGAAGTAGAGCGATACGGAAACAGAACTTTATCTGGATTTTTGCGTATGGTTGGTGCTGAGATGCCAATGACTTCTGACCAAGTTATCTGGTCTGAGCAAAATAGATTGCATATCGGTTATGAGAACGGAGCAGGAAACTTAAGTGTTGTACTTAGTGGTGCTGCAACAGCGGGTGGTTCAACAATTACTTTAGGTTCTGACCATAACATGTCAATAAGAGTAGGTAATACTGTTGTTGTTTCTGATGCTGCTACTGGACTTGTAACGCTTAAATGTTATGTTTCTGCTATCAATCAAGCAGCTAGAACATTTACCGTATTATCATATACTACTGTTAATTTAACTAGCATTGCAGACGGAGCTGTAAATCTATTTGTTTTTGGGTCTGAATTTGGTAAAGGTACAGATGGAATGCAAGGTTCTCTTGAGGCTTCATTCACACAGTTTAACAACAAGCCAATTATCATTAAGGATACTTATGAAATAAGTGGCTCTGATGCTGCTCAAATTGGTTGGGTTGAAGTTGCTGCTGAAGACGGAACATCAGGATACCTATGGTATTTGAAATCAGAAGGCGAGACTCGTCTACGTTTTCAAGATTACTTAGAGATGGCTGTTGTTGAAGGAGAAACTGCTACTGCTACTTCTGGTGTAATTGCAAATACTGCTCTAGGAACAGGAATCACAACTGCTGGTACTGAAGGGTTGTTTGCTGCAATTACTGCAAGAGGTAATGTATACCAAAACTATGCAAACGGAACTGGAACAGCTGGTGCTGGAGCTAGAAGTGCTTTACAGGATTTTGACCTTATTCTACAAAATCTTGACAAGCAAGGGGCTATTGAAGAGAATATGTTATTCTTAGATAGACTTACATCTTTGAATTTTGATGATATGTTAGCTGCTCAGAACTCTTATGGAGCTGGCGGTACTTCTTACGGGGTGTTTGAAAACTCTGAAGAAATGGCATTAAACTTAGGATTTGATGGTTTCAGACGTGGTTCTTATGATTTCTATAAGACTGATTGGAAATATTTGAACGATGCTACTACTCGTGGTATGATTGACAACATTAAAGGTGTTATGGTTCCTGCTGGAACAAGCACAGTGTACGATCAAATGCTAGGAACTAACATCAGACGACCATTTCTACATGTACGATACAGAGCTTCTGAAGCTGATGACCGTAGAATGAAGTCTTGGATTACTGGTTCTGTTGGTGGAGCAGCTACTTCTACTTTTGATAAGATGGAAGTAAGTTTCTTATCTGAGAGGTGTTTAGTAACTCAAGCAGCTAATAACTTCGTGTTATTCACAGCAGCTTAATTATAAGCAGTAAATATTACTTGGGGTCACGCTTTGTGGCCCTAAGTTTTATTTTTTTTATTTATTTATTATATTATATTTTATGAAAGCAAAAGAAAAAACAAAAGACAATTGGGAAGT